TCAATAGTGCGGGCATTACTGACTCCTCTGGCACAGGAATTAGCGCTGACGTTTCTGGCGCAGCACTTACTAAGTATTTTGATCTGACTAAACCCGTGGGAGTCAACCCTGGTGCATGGGCCACCTCCACAGACACTAAGGTAACCCCTGTTCTTGGAGGAACATACACTTCTGGAGGAACTATTGTTTACGCAAATCTTCCCACCGTTAAACCTTATGGTGCAGCCGCAACTGTTGTGGGATACACCACAATCCCAAAGGGAACGCAGGTAAGCACCCAGGTCAACGACAACGGAGTAGTTAAAGACATCATTTTCTCTACCCAGTCTGAAGCGGTGGTCCCTCACCAGGGAACCGCAAGTGTGCTTGCAGTCCATGGAGAAGACGTTTCTTTAAGAACTGAGAATCTAGCCAACACCTCTGTTGGAAGCCACGATATTGCTGGAGAATTGCTGGGCTATTCAACAGGAGAAGCTAGCCAACAGTTCTCAATCAAGGAAGTTCAAGTAGCTCCTAGATCTATTCGAGTTTTTGTTGATACCACCACTGAGTGGGAAGAGTGGACTCAAGTAGAGCACCTGCAGGACTACTCCGCAGACTCTAAGTCTTTCCAGGTGAACGTTCGAGCGGACGAAACAATCTTTGTGGAGTTTGGTGACGGTATTTCGGGCAAGATTCCCCCAACGGAGGCTGGCATTAAAGCCGTCTATATTGCAGGTGGAGGAACTATCGGTAATGTTTCTGCGGGTTCTTTGCAGAACTGGAAAAAGATTACTGGAACATCTGAGGCGCTAATCCGCTCGTCTGTTACTGTGACAAACTCATCTGCGGCGACTGGTGGAACCGATCCCGAATCAAACGATTCTATTCGGTACAACACTCCAAAAGCTCTTAGATCTTTGAACAGAGCAGTTACTTTGGAGGACTTTTCGGGTCTTGCACTTTCTGTGGATGGGGTCGTTAAAGCCAATGCCTACGCTCAGTCACGAAGCTCAGTAACGGTATACATTGCCCCAAGCTCAGATGGTACTGAGGAAACCCCAGGTATCAGTGGGGAAAGCATTACCCCCCAAATGAGCGGTTACATTGATCTAGTAGCTAACTACCTGGCTGACAAAAAGCAAATTGGTACAACAGTAACTGTTATGGAGCCAAGCTACTCAAACATCCACGTTGAGGTATCCTACAGTGCGCTGCCTCAGTACAACACAGGCCTTGTAGAGACCGCCCTTAAGTCTAAGATTCTAAGCGAGTTCTCCTATGACAACCTTAACTTCCAGGACACGATCACTCCCGAAGAGATCGAGTTTAAACTGCGGCAAGTTGATGGGGTTTCAAACGTTCGGGTAAAGAGTCTTTACCGTGTTGGGGGTACTGGAAGAAACAGCCTTATTGGAGATCCTGACGAAATCTTTGTGTTTACTGGAGCAGAGATTGGGCTTTCAGTGTTGCACGGTGAAGGATACGCTATTATCTCTAAGCCTACTGGAGACCCAGTCGTATTTACTCCTCGAGATAGCAGCAACACTACGGTCTCAGGAACTGTTACCCGTGTTCCTGCAAGCCTTAACTCAGGCGTATTCTCATACTCCATTGTTCTCCCATACGGAACTACTCGCCTACGTGTACAGGTGTCTACTAATGACAATGGACGAGCCTCAGTTACTATAAACGACAATGTAGCAACATACGACGGGTCAACCTACTACGAGTACAACTTTACTCAGGTCCCAAGCAATATTGTGAACATCACGATTGTTTCTGAAGACGGTTTGACTACAAACTCGTACAAGTTTAAGACCTCTGTTGCTGCGACGCCATAATGATAAAGGATCTGTATGGCAATACCCGCTTCTACGGCGTTTACCGTGGAGTGGTGTACGACACTGCCGATCCTAAAAATAAAAATAGAATTAGAGCTAAAGTACCCCAGATACTTTCTGATTACCCCACCGAATGGTGCTGGCCAATTGGTGTAGTAGGTTCAGTTCCAGAGGTTGGAGCGGGTGTGTGGGTACAGTTTGAGGGGGGCGATCCAGCGTACCCCTTGTGGGCAGGAAGCTTTAACGAAAACCTGGTTGCAGGATCTAGCAGCGTTATAACCGATATAATAGATGGCGGAAGCGCTTAACCTACAGGAGTTAACATGGCAACATACCCAAGCAACATTAAGAGTTGGACCCCAAGAACTGACAACTTAGATAAGGTTGTTGCTGCAGACGTCAACACGGCCTATGACGAGATTACAGTCATACAGACAGAGCTGGGACAGGGCGGGGTTCGGACCAGTGAATGGAATGGGGCTACCCAATTCAGTACGTCTATAACCGTATGGACTGATCTTAAAACTCGTCTTTTGAACATTGAGGCTGGGGTAAAGAAGGTTAACGCTGGTATTGACGGAGGAACTCCAGCATCTAATGCCTAGGTTTAATGACTTTTATTACGGCACTGGAATTGGTAGTGCCAAATATGGCAATGCTGCTCCGTTAGCTTTCTCTGCGGAGCCCGTAACAGCCACTGCTGTTGGGTATGACGACATTGCTTTGACTTGGACAGCCCCAACATCATCAGCCTCAGAGACCTACGTAACTTTCCGTGTTGTCCGCAGTCAAAATGGGTTTCCGCAAACTGAGTCTGACGGATTTATTATTTATCAGAGCTCTGGCCCTCCAACTGCACCTACGTTAAACAACCCCTTTCACGACACATCTATAAACCAAAGCACGGGGAAAATACAGTTCCCCCTGATAGGTGGCAGATTTGTCTTTTATAGAGCATGGGTACAAAAGTCTTCGGACAGTTCTTGGGTGTCTGCGGGAAGCACATACACCCTGTTGCCTTCTCCACATAATTTGGGTATAGGAAGAGACTCAAAATATGTAGAAACAAATTCAGGAGCTGGGTCCCTTATTGGAACTGACCGCCTAGCATTCTTTGACCCTAAAACAAACCCCTTTGTCTCAAGCACCCACCAGCGTTTTATGGATATCTTTCCAAAGACGATCGTATCAAAGTCAAACAGTGCTCTTGACGTTTCAAACGACTCTTATAAAGGCCAAAAGGTAAACACATCTGGAGAGCTTGGCCTTGCAATTGTTGCAGACGAGACCTCAGACGCATTTTCAGATGAAAACGCTTTATTCCCAGCCTTTATGTCTGCTTTCTCATTTACTATGGACGAAATGCTCACTTTTGCAAGCTTAATTACTCCAGATACTTCTGTTCACTGGTCTAGCCCCAGTTCGATTCTTTTGGGCTCCCAAGAACTAGGCATGACCAATGACATCGACTCTGTTACCACAACTCAACGACGGCTCCTTAGAAACGCTGTAGAAATCTACTCCACAAAAGGCACGTCTCCTGGGCTGGAACTTTATTGTCAGAGCCTCACTGGGTATGATGCCGTAATTAGCGAGACAAATAATCTTCTTCTTTCTATCGAAGATTCTACTTTCTACTCTCCTGGGTGGGAAACCCAATATGACACAGCTGTAAAAAACAACACTGCACTTCCCCCAGTAGGAAACTGGATTAGCGATTCTACTGGATTATCGCTTACAATAACTTCAACTGAAGTTGGAACCTCAAATTCTTACGCAGAAAACTCCACTAATGGAAAATACGTAATTGATAAGGTATACGCTGCAAAAGTAACCCCAAGCGCAACTAACCAGCAGATCTCTTTGGGCACTATTTCCCCCATCGGAACAGGGATACCTGTTGTAGCAGGGACCTATTACTCCTTGTCTTTGTCATATAAAACGGCTGGAACTTCGGACTCAATAACCACGTCATTTAAGTGGTTTGATAGGGCAGGGGTGCTTATAAGCGCAACCACATCCAGTGCGTCTACCCTTACTTCAGGGAGTGCTTGGACAAGGTTGAATGTGACCCCTGTCCAAGCCCCTGCCAACGCAAGGTACTTGGGGATCACATTAAAGTTTGCTACAACAGCGGTTGTTTACCTTGACTTGATTCAGTTGGAAAAAGTGGCAAATGGGTCTAGCTCTCCAACTCCATACCAGGAGCCTCGGGGTGCGATTGTTGCCCTTGCTCCCACAAAAATTAACTTAGTAAAAAACCCCTCATTCCAAACAAACACTTCATACTGGACTGCGGCCACAAACTCGTCCATAACAAGATCAACTCTTACTGGGCGGGTTGTTGCGGGGTATGTAACACTAGCCAGTACTGCCTCTACTACAATCTCGGCAGGTACTGACGTGATGTCTGTCTCGGCTAAGGAATCCTACAGTGCCTCAGCATACGTCAGTAACAGTACAACGGCATTTAGACTAAAGGTAGTTTTTTACGACAGTTCTGCTAGCCCTATTGGGTCTGCTACATACAGCACTGCTAAAACCCCTGGAGCAGGAAGCTCTTGGACAAGATTGTCGGTGTCTGTGAAAGCCCCAACTAACGCCGTTACTGCAAAACTTTTTGTAGAGTCTAGCGCCTCAGTAGATTCGGGGGTATCCGTGGATGTAGACGATGTTCAGTTTGAGGCTGCCACTGCTGCAACAGAGTACTTTGATGGAACCAAAATAGACAACGGGGCTGTTTGGTCGGGAGGAACGGCTCAGCTTCAGTCGGGTCTTTATTCGGCAAAAAGTGCCCGACTACAACGTCTGCAAAAAGAGCTTGTTGATTACGTTGGTTTGGGAACACCTTTCTACGTAACTCTTTACGGAGACAGCCTTTACTACCGAGGTATTGCATAGTAGACTGCCCGTATGGACATTTTAGGTTTGAGCATTTTAGCTGGACTAGCTAACTCGTTTACAGTTGAATTCGTCAACGTGATCCTGGGGAGAGTTTGGTGGTTTCCTTCCGCCCGTACAATTCGACTCGTGTTTACTTTGCCGATCTGCTTTGGTGCATTGTGGGTTCTCGGGGCTCCCTGGCCCGACATTGCTATCGCTACTCTTTCCGCTGGATTTATTTCTAACGGGGTCTTGCTTTTGCTGGAGCGCGCCTCTATAGTTAACATCCGACGTTAATTAGGAGGAAAGCATTCACGGATTGAAACCCCGTGAGGCTTCTTTGCTGACGGCACTTACAGACAATCGTGACCGTTGGGGAGAAACACGCCTCACCATGGAAGAGTTGACTAAACTCACAGGTTCAAGCAGAACCACTCTTTGGCGAGCCCTTTCGATTTTGACTGAACGAGGTCTGGTAGAAACGACTCGAACAAAACGAAATCTAGGGCGGCTGTACAAGAACCGCTACCGCGTGATAAAGTTTGAAACATCAACAGTTGGTCAAGGTAGCCTTGATAGCTTAACCACTGTTACTGATAGTCATATAAAGAATACTTCGTATTCTTTCGGTGCCGAGGGCACCGAGGAGGAACCAATGGTAAATAACTGGAAAGAGGAGGACGATTTCATGTCATTTGGGTTAATTGAAGAAGCACCACTAGTGCAGAAGATCAGCAAGGCAGACCCCAAGACCCGCAGATTACGCTCACAAGATGAGTGGACAGCCCTAGATGTGGCTTCAGAGTTCGCCTTTCGCGTATATGACAACATCCGCGGAGTACCAGGAATTGTAAACACGATGAATCTTCGCGGAGCTCTATCTCGTAACCGAAATAAGTTTGATATTAATGCAGCAATTGAGATGTCCCTCATGGACAAGTTTTTTGCAGATGCCCGCAATATCGCAGCAATCAAGCGTTCTCCAAAAAACGCTATTGGGATATTCTTGAACTTCATTACAAACAACATCACGTCGGCTCGCAACGAGGTCACTATCGAGCAGGCTCTTGCTATGGCCGAAGAACTAGAGTATCTTTATGCCTCTGACGGGCGTAAGTTCGACAAATCAATCGCAGGGCGCGCAGCACTTGCTCGCTACGAAAAAAAGTTGAGAGGAGAATAATGGAAGACGCGGAAAAGAAATGGCAACAAATCCAGCTCGAAACAGCTCGAGCTTGGGCTAACCTAGACATCGCTGTTGAGATGGTGGAAGAAAATAAGAAAGAACTAAACATTTCTCAATACGCAGAGATCAAATCGAAGATTAATGAGCAGCAGAAGATGATTCAAGACACCCTGCTTACAGGACTTGCTGAATACCGCCTTGCCACAGGAAAATCAGGCACTGATGATGTGGTAGAGTCTGAAAACTAGTGACACTTAAGAAAGGAGAAAAAATGTCTTACAAACTAACTGAATTACCCTCGCTTAAACGACATTGGTTGTTACGTACTTCTAATATTCCTCGTCGTTTTTTAGAAATGGGTCCAGAAGACATCGTTAAACAGGTAGGTAAGTTTCCTATAGAGATTCAAGACTGGATTGATACTGTCCTTGATGGCGATGTAATTAAAAAAGTTGGAGGCCTAGGAACAACAGGCGTTGGTCTTTTGTTTGATGGTGGGCCTGGTTTAGGTAAGACCACCCACGCCGTAGTTTCTCTTATGGAGTTAATCTGCCGTCTTCCAGATGACGATAAGAAAGCTCAGAATATTCTGGCTATGGCTCCTGAAACATATTCGCATAATTCTCGTCCTATCTACTACATGACTTACCCAGACTTTGTAAGTCGCAAGAAGGCTATATTCAACGCGGATAAAGAATCTCAGCAAAGATTAATTGCTGAAATGGACGGGTTTCACGGCCGAGCAGAAGATGATCGCCTGAATGTGCGTGTACTTGTTCTGGACGATTTAGGTAAAGAATACGGGTCAGAGTACAACGACGCGTCATTTGACGAGGTTCTTCGCTCACGCTACGATAAGGCTCTGCCAACAATCATTACCACCAACGTGCCCCGAGAAAATTGGGAAGCACAGTACGGGAAAGCTATGGGGAGTTTCGCTCACGAAGCCTTCCACCTTGTACGTATCATAGGAGAGGATCTACGTAAAAAATGAAAGAAGCAAGCATGGATATTGAGTGGAGAACTGTTCAAATTTTTTTGGAAGACTACGGAGTAGTTGAGGTAGAGATCGACCAAGATAACAACCAAAAAGTACGGTGTACATGCCCTACTTTTTCTAAAGCTGCACGGTGTAAACACACTAAGTATGTAAAAAATGTAATGGCAAATAATGACGGGCATTACTCCATTCAAGTTAAGACTGAAGTCAATGAAGCCGATGCAATCAACGCCATGTCAAACGCAGATTCTTTCCGTAACTTTGTAGTGAAGTACGCTAAGGTAGAGGTAATTGATTAACGGAGATATTTCCAATGCGACTCCACCCCGCATCATTGTTTTGATCGGGGTGGTCGCAGAGGTTACTTTTGAAGAACAACGAAAAGGATTAAGACGAATAAAAGTACCTAAAGTAACTTGGAGAAAAGAAAACCTTAGTTATTTATGGAATGTGTCCTATAAGTTTGGGTTGTCAGTAGAACTTGCTGCACTGGCAGAGGACGGTTGGACCGAAAGTATGCTAGGGTCCATGATGGACAAGCTAGACAATCGTGGTGGTAATCCATTTAATTATTATTACCTATATGAAAATACTCAAGAACTTGTAGATGAATTGCCGTATAAAACAAATTTTAAAGGCATCATCGCTGAGCCAGGAACTGTGGCTAAATTTGGCTCATGGGGCATAGAGCTTCAGAACTTTTAAAAAAACTAGGAGGGCACAATGGCAGCGGATAATGAGTACCGCTTAATAAGTAAAGTTATTCTTGATCGAAATATTATCCCTGTTATTGAAAGAGGGATTAAAGATGACTGGATCGTAGATGACGATTTACGGCGTGTGTGGAAGTTTGTTCGTGAACACTACGCGACTTACCGTGAAGTGCCAACAGCCGTTGCTGTAAATGACAACTTTCCTAACTTTAAAACACTGATTGTAGAAGATAGCCTTGACTATCTTATTGATAAGATGGTCGAGTTTAGACGTAGCTCCATTACTCGACGTGGCGTTGAAGATGTGGTTCAAAAGCTAACCCAAAATGACCACGAGGCTGCTCTACTTGAGATGAGCAAGGCACTTACGCTGGTTAATGAGCAAGGCATTGTCGGCACCACTCACCTGGACGTGACGGAGAATCCTGAAAAGTTCTGGGAGGAGTACCTCAATGTAAAAGACTCAAAACTTCTTGGATTACCAACAGGGTTTGCAAAGATTGATGAAGCTACAGCGGGTTTACAAGGAGGTCAATTAATCACTATTATTGCGCCTCCTAAGACTGGTAAATCACAAATTGCTCTTCGTATTGCTGCTAATGCGCACGCAGCAGGTTGGGTTCCTCTTTTCCAGTCTTTTGAAATGAATAACCACGAGCAGGCCCTACGACTTAATTCCATGCTTTCACACATTAATGTTCAACATCTAAGACAGGGAAAGTTGGAAGATGATGAAAGAGACCGATTTGTAGATCACCTACAAGCTCTTAAAGATGAAAAGTCTTTCCATTTTGTGGATGCTGTCAACGGTTTAACTGTGGACTCTTTAGTTGCAAAAGCGGAGCAGTTAAACCCAGATATTCTTATTGTCGATGGTGTTTACCTAATGCTCGACCAAGTTACGGGTGAGTCAAACACGCCTCAAGCACTGACCAACATTACTCGCGGTCTAAAACGTATTGCACAGAAATTAAACATCCCAATCATCATTACAACTCAAACTCTACTTTGGAAGATGAAAGGCGGTAAGGTATCCGCTGACTCCATCGGGTACTCTTCCTCATTCTTCCAGGATTCGGATGTTATTCTTGGTCTTGACATAATTGAGGAAGACGATGAGTTGCGTATGCTTCGTATTGTACAGTCACGTAATTCGGCACCAGTCCCCACATCTATTACTTGGAAGTGGGAAACGGGGTGTTTTCACGACGAAAACATTGGTTGTAAATTCTGCACAGCATTTGGATACCCAATATGATTCTTGATGTTCCTTCTGCATTAGAGGCCCTTGGTATTGAGTACGACGAGCGCGGACATGAAGCAAATGCTCTATGCCCCGCCCATCTTGCTCGCACTGGAAAGAATGATAATTCCCCTTCTTGGTGGATCAACCTCGAGACAGGCCAACATCTTTGTTTTTCTTGTGGATATAAAGGAAATCTTGCCCAGCTAGTTTGTGATATAAACGAGTTTTACATTGAGGGCTGGGACAAGCGTCTCCGCTATGACTACGACACAGCCCAGACGTGGCTTGCTCAGATTCATGAGATTCCTTTAGAGAAACTTCTGGAGATGGTCAAGGCTATTCCTAATCGTCTTGAAGCTTACCCAAAGCCGCTCGAGATGTCCGAGGCACGCCTTGCTGTATTTGAGGAGCCTCCTTTAGACGTGTTAAATTCACGTAACATCTCGCGTGAGGCAGCGCAGGCATACGGAGTGCTGTGGGATAATAAAAAGAAGATGTGGATCCTTCCTTTTCGTGAACCAACTTTAAAACGTTTGATGGGATGGCAAGAGAAGGGCACTGTTGATCGCACCTTCTTTAACCGTCCTGCTGGACTTCAGCGGGCTAAAACATTATTTGGAGTTGATGTTCAAGATGATAAAATTGCTATTATTGTTGAGTCTCCCCTTGATTGCCTTCGCTTATTATCAGTTGGTCAAGTGGGCGGACTCGCGACGTGCGGAACGACACTCTCAGAAGACCAAATCAGACTAGTCAGAAGATCTGAAAAAGTAATTTGTGCTTTTGATAACCCAAACATAGATAAGGCTGGAAAAAAGGCATCTGACGAGATGCGTAAATTCGCACGCAAATACGGCATAAACTTGTTCTTTTTCAACTATGGTGATAGTGACAAAAAAGACCCAGGTGAGATGACCGACGAAGAAATCCTCTGGGGAATTGCGAATGCTAAATCGTCAGTACTCGGAGAATCAGCATATGTTTCAGGGCACGCTCAAGCCATATCAGGTTGAAGCCGTTGAAAAAATGGTTAACCAAAAAACCATCCTTGTAGCATATGAGATGGGTCTAGGAAAAACCCCTATGACTATCTCCGCGATTGAAGAGCTAAGATCCAAGGGCGAGATTGGTAATTCCGTTCTTGTCCTTTGTCTTGCCAGCCTTAAGTACCAGTGGCAAAAAGAGATAGCTAAATTCAGCGATTCAAACGCCATTGTTATTGACGGAACACCTAAGGTTCGTGCACAACAATACGAAGAAGCATCCCGTTATGAATACGTGATAATGAACTATGAACAGGTTGTAAATGATTGGGAATTTATTTGCTCTAAAGATTTTGCTGCAGTTATCTGCGACGAAGCAACCTCCATCAAAGGTTTCAGAGCCAAAAGAGCTAAAAAAGTAAAGGAACTTTCCAAAAGGATTCCTATTAGGTACGCACTTACAGGTACCCCTATCGAGAATGGTAAACCCGAAGAGATCTTCTCGATCATGCAGTTTGTTGATCCAAAGATCCTAGGAAGATTTGACCTCTTTGATAAAACTTTTATTGTTAGGAATCATTTTGGTGGCGTGCAGCGCTATCGAAATCTACCTCTCCTAAACAAGACGCTAATGGAGCACACGGTCCGCAAGTCTCAGAAAGACGACGACGTACGGCCGTATCTCCCCGACGCAGTTTACAGAGACCCTTTGATTGTCAAACTGGACCGAGGGAGCCAGACGCTATACAACCAAATTGCTGCAGACCTTATGGAGCTTCTTAGTCAAGCAAAGGAGCTATTTGGGTCTTCGTTCAATGTTGCTGCTCATTATGGCCAGACTTACCAGCCTGGAGATCCAGCAGTTGAAATGAGGGGTGAGATAATGTCCCGCATCGGGGCACTCAGGATGCTGTGCTCTAGTCCTAACGTACTACTAGCTTCTGCTGCAAAGTTTGATCAGCACACAGGCCAAGGCAGTGCCTATATTCACTCCCTAGGAAATCTCCTTAACGGTGTATCTAAGTCGCCAAAGCTAGACGCCGCCATGGATTACCTGATAGAGCACCTTAGCATTGACGAGTCATATAAAGCCGTTGTGTTTGCCTCTTACTTGGACTCAGTATCAGAGCTAGTTGATAGGTTGAACGCAAAAGGTTTTGGAGCCGTGGCGTACACAGGTGAAATGAATGCTGTCAAGAAAGAGGATGCCAAAGTCAAGTTTCAGACACGATCCCACATTCGCGTTCTTGTATCTAGCGATGCTGGGGGTTATGGCGTAGACCTTCCCCAAGCCAACCTGCTGGTAAATTACGACCAGCCCTGGAGTTCTGGGTTGTTGGTTCAAAGGAACGGAAGGATCAACAGGACCTCGAGCGAGTGGACAACAATCACTATCCAAGATATTCTGGTAAAAGACTCGATTGAACAACGTCAATTTGATATGTTGAGACAAAAGAGTAATATTGCGGGAGCAATCCTTGACGGTGAAAATATAAACATCCGTGGGGGTGTTGACTTAACTGTTGGTAGTCTGATAGATTTTATTACAGGCAAACTAATTTAGGAGGAGAAATGGCCAAAGTACTTCCCGAAGAAGTGACTCGATTTGAAGACCCAGAAACACTTAATGCACAAGTGCGCGAATACGCAAAAGTCAAGGCATCTCTGGATATTCTTGAAGCTCGCTCTAAGCAGCTTCGAGAAAAGCTGTTTGCTCATATAGACACCGAGGGATACGAAGACGATAAGGGAAATTTTCGAATTGATCTTCCCAATGCCATTGATGGTGTTTTGTCTATTGAAAAACAGCGCCGTGCATCACGTAAGCTAGACGAGCTTACCGCAGACTCACTTCTTGAAGAGCTGGGGATCAGTGATGAGGTGTACGAACTTAAACGTGTAATTAATGAAGATGCTCTCATGGCTGCTTTTTACGAAGGCAAGATTACTGAAGAACAGCTTGATGAAATGTTCCCAGTACATGTTGTATGGGCTCTACGCACTGTAAAAAAGTAAATGGTAGGCATACGCGGTATGGACGAAGTCCTCAAGTCATTTGAGGATCTAGAAACCGTACCTGGTTCTAAGCAAAAACGACGTCCAGAAACACCAGAAACAGAAAAACGTCGAAAGAAACTTTTGGGTGAATCAAATGGATGGGATGACAATCCCATCATTAAAACACTCAAAGGCGAAGAAGTAGAGGTCTTCACAATCAGTGCGTTAGCACAAGCGCTGGAAAAACAGATCGTTACTATTCGTTTATGGGAAAAAAAGGGGTACATCCCAATTGCTCCCTACCGTCTTCGCTCTAAAAGCCTCAATGGTGCAAAGGTGAATGGAAACCGCGTTTATACACGCGATCTTATTCAAATAACGATTGACGAGTTTGCAAAGCGAAAATTGCTTGGCTCAGCCAGAGTTGAGTGGAAAAGACACGCCGATTTACCAGAGGTACTTGCATCCCGATGGAAAGAAGCACTACAATAGAATAGTGGCCACTTGGCCCAAGACCGATGTGGACGAAAGTCCCAAGACCGAAAGATGCCAACATGATTGAAACACCCTCTTACGCTGCTACTGACTACATGGTTGCAGACACCGTAGACGTTGCTCCTAAGCACGGAACCACTGTGCAGGCAGGATGGGGAGCAGCCTCTGCTTTCCTCAAGCCTAAGAAGGAAAACGGCTATCCTACAGACTTCCGTTTCTCTGACCAAGCTCAGCTTGTTCGATTCTTGGAAGATACGCCCTTTGCAGTTTACGAGCAGCACTGGGTAGACCGCACTGAAGGAAAGCGTTCCTTTGTATGTCTTGGCGACGAGTGCCCGCTTTGCACCATTGCTGGTGATAAGCCACGCCCTAAGTTTGCCTTTAACATCGTCGTTCTTTCAGACGGCGAGCCCAATGTACAGATCCTGACGGCTCCCCCGAGCTTTGCACGTCAGCTTCAGGCAGCCAACGACGACCCCCGTCGCGGACCGCTGACCAAGTACTATTGGGCAATCACCCGCACGGGTTCGGGTAACACCACACAGTACATGCTGGACCGTGTTCGCCCGACCGACCTTGCGGACGAGTGGGAACTGGATGCAGATGAGGTAGAGGCATTCGCTTCGACCGCATCTTTGAACGATGCCTCAGTAATCTACGTGAGCCCTCGCGAAGAACTGCTTGACTTGGCACGTTCGCTCGTTTCCTAACCACTCCTTATGGGGGCCAGGACCTTTCCTCCTTTCGTTCCT